CCGCCAGCATCCTTTACCGGTGTGCCGGGCCAAACGGCATCTGCAGCAATGAATGGGCCACCGGCTTGGGCAGAGAAGGCTTGGGCAAGGTTAGCGAAGATCTGGTCAAACACGGGCTAGCGGTGCCCATGCTAGGCGAGGCCCGGCGAAGTTGCGCCTCATCAGCCTGAGGTACTCGCGCCCGTAGATTGTCGAATAAAATCCCACCCTGGAAGCCGCTGCGTCAGTCATCGTCGCGCTGAACGTGCCCGACTTGAAGCTGGTCACGCCGGCAGGGATGCCGCCAGTGCCGTGTCCGCCTTCAGCTATCCGATGGGCCGCGTAGAGGATGCTGCCCCGATTGCGGGTTGCATCCGACCAGGACGCGGTTTCTTCAGTGCCCTCGACGAGCCACAACAACACCGTCGAATCCGCCACCTGGGCGAACTCCGGGTGACGCGTGCGGAACTCGTCGATAGTGACCATTAGACGATCAGACCGACAAGATAAGCTGTGGTGCCCATCCGGATCTGCCTCGGACGAATGGGCAAGCTCTGGCCGGCTTGAACGTAAAACGTCACGTCCACCCCATCCAGCCCCCGCGCGACAATGTCTCCTGCGTCGTTAACATAGATCGCGTCAGGAATGACGGGGAGGTCCTCGTCGGCAGGCGTAATTGCAAACCACGAGTTAGCGCCGACCAGCGACTGTATCGCTGCGGTAGCCTCATCCTGCTTGGCGGCCGTGGCCGCATCGGCAGGCAGGGGAAGTGATGCAGCCGTAATGGTGACTGCACCGGAGACCAACTGTGTCTCAGGGTAGAATGTGCCGGTGACAGCCAGCGCGCCAGGGGCAGTGATCGGCATCGGGTTAGCAGCCGAGACATCCGCCGCGCTCCCGTCAGCGCCGATGCTGATCTTGGTCCGCGGATAGTGAACGCCAGCGATTTCATCGGTTGCGAAGACGCCGCCAGATGCAGGCGCAGTGATGTTATCAGCCATCGGCTATTCTCCTGCACGTAAAGGTGAAAACGCGCCCCTCGGCGCCCCAGGTCGTCACAACCCAGTGTTCCCCAAGGACCTTGAATTTCTTGCCGGTGATGCTGGGGCTGGAAAGGAGATCGGTCGCGAGCACAGCGATATCGAGCGTGCTGCCATCCCGCATAGCCCGAGCCGATTTAGCCAAGCCTTTAATCTCGATCTTTTCGCCGTGGTCGACGCTAATCTTCATCGTTGAGCCACCCTGATCAGGACTGTGCGCTGCCACTTGCGGGGAGGCATGCTATCCGTGGTGGCATAGACCTCGAAGCCGCATGTCGCGCCTTGGCCAGACCATCCCGCGCTACCCTGATCTTCCGGCGCGATCTGCGGCCAGATGCGGATATGACGATCATCGAGCTCGAAGGCGCCGTAGGGCCCATCTTCGGGGATCTTGAACCCCTGCACAGCACTGGCCGGCAGGACTGCGATTTCTGCACTTACGAACCGCTCTCCGGCCTCCAAGAGTGGCGACAGGTCGATTTCGTAGTTCAGCACGTCGTAAGGATCGATTGCGTGGCTGGCCGTCGTGAACCCATTGGTGCGCGAGAGGAGGATCGTGCGCGCTAGGGGCGTGCTGATGGCGCTGGGCTGCTGGCCGCCGTTGCCCGGCAGTCCGGTGGCGAACACGCCGAGGGCTAGGAGGAGGGTCAGCATGGTTTGATGCCTGCCTTAGAAGTCACGTACTGATTACCGCCGCCGGTCAGGCCTGCGCCGGACGTTCGAAGTCAGGCCGGGCGGCCTTGATCTGCGCGCGCGTCACGTTCGCGCCAGTAATGTCGGACACCGCATCGACTGCGGGCAATCCGGCATTGGTCCAGTGGTCGTCATTGGCGGGATCAAGCAGATCGAGCGCCGCGGCGATGTCTACGTCGCCATCATCTTCCTGCGAGATCTGAAAAAGGCCGTAGCCCTTCATCGCCTCTATCTGGACGTCAGAGAATTGGCCCGTGACCTCGCCCATTGCAGGTAGCCGCACGAAGCTGTCCACGTCCTCTAGGTCGTAGGGGGAATTCGTCAGGTTCTTGACCTTGTGCATTCGTCCATCTCCAAGAAAAAGGCCCGCCCGGTTAAAGGCGGGCCCTCAGTGTCTTATTGGGGCGAGCTTCAGGCCGGGACGGGCGTGACCGCATCGCCGTAGCTGATCGCATTCGGCCGCATGATGTCGAGCGGGCCGGTACGAGCAATGCCAGGGACGGTGAAGTTTAGCGGGCCATCCTGGTAGACCGGCAGGAAGCGGTAAGGCATCGGCACCCACAGCTTGAGCATGTCGGCATCGTTGCGATAGGCAACCGCGCGACCACCGCCGAGGATATTGACAGCGGCCTTGTCCTTGAGCTCATCCAGCGAACGAATGACGAGCTGCTGACCAGTGCGGCGCGTGAACTCGTTGTTCGCCACGATGTACTGCATGACGGTCTGGTTCGGGTTGGTCACGCCGTACGGGGTCGAAACCATGTAATCCAGAGCGGCATCGGGCAGCAGCAGCGTGTTCTTGATCACGCGGCCGGGCCCAGGAGCGCCCAGAAGCAGCATGTTCACGTCGCGAACGATCTGCGCGGAGGTCTTGTTACCGACCGGCGCCTCTGCTGGGCCAGTGACCCAGGCCGAAGTGCCATCGGTGCCATCGGCAGGCAGGGTCACGGGGGTGACGTAGCTGCTGTTGACGAGACCAGTCCAACCCTTGACGGCCGAACCGACCAGCAGGTTATCCCACATGAAGACCTGCGAGCCGAAACGGGCGGCTGCGGCCTTGCGCTCGGTCAGCGGGAAACCCTGGAACTGAGCCTTGCCCAACTCCTCAATGTTCCACTGGTAGCCGATCGCGTACATGTCGAAGTCGAGACCCACCTTATTCAGGTTGACCTCGGCAAGCGGAATGTCCTTGGCGGCGCCGGACTGCCATTCAGCCTTGCCCACCTTGTCACCGATCAGCGTGTCGACACCGCTCACCCACTCAGGCAGGTTGGTGTCGACGCTGACAAGCGCTGCGACATCCATCTCTGGATATTCGATCTCGTAGACGCGCGCGTTAACTACCCGGCTCGCCTGACTGGCGAAGCTGAAGACTTGCGCCGCGTCCCTCATGTTCATGGTCATCTGCGTAGCTCCTCTTAAGCCGCGGGCGGAATGCGACGCAGGCGGATGGGGACGAGGCCGCCGGCAGATACCGTGGCATCGAATTCGGCGTTCGGGATAAGCGTGTTGGTGCCAACGGTGCTGGTGTAGCCGCGGTTGGTGGCGTTCCAGTAGACAGGGGTACGCTTGGTGCAGTCCTGGTAAGCCGAGCCGGCGATCACACCGCTCTCAGTCACAGGCACGTTTGCGCCCTGCGCGAAGAGTTCTGCTTCGCCAACGTCAGGCGTCCATTCGGTGATGCCGCGAAACGTTCCGGTGGTGAACGGCATCACCTGCTCATCGAGAGCGCCGTCCTGAACTGGCTCAGCAATGCCGATGTCGCCGGACTGAGCGATGCCGGTGAGGCCGTTCCACTCTTCCATGTTGACGCGCCGGCCCTTGGCGTAAGCATCGGGACGGTCGCTAAAGGTGGTCTGAAAAGGGGGCATGTCCGTCGCTCCTTATGCGCGCTTTTGGCCGGTGAGGCGGTCGATCATCCGCTGATACGAAGCGTCTTCCGCGGTGGCGGCGGCATCGCCCACATTGTGCATCGGGACGATGTTGTGGACGGCCGTCTTGGCGTCGGCGGTCAGAGCGTCGAAACGTGCCTCGACATAGTCGTCGGACTTGTCAGCCACGCTGATGCCCTTAGCGTCGCAGGCCATGCGGCGAACCTCGGCAACAGTCTTGCCGGCCGTGTCGGGCAGCTTGTCGCCACAAACGGTCTTGGCTTTCTCGACCACTGCGGCTTTGGCGTCTGCCAGAGCATCGATGGTGACCTGGTCGACTACCTTGGACTTGAGATCGTCGATCTCGGCATCCTTGGTAGCGAGGGCCTTGTCGTGCGCCTTGTTGGCGTCGGTGAGGGCGGTTTCGGCCGTGGTGGCCTTGTCCTGCAGCTTCGTAATCGCGGCCGCGACAGCATCCGCGTCCGAGAGATCGACCTGCAGACCGTCGAGCACGATCTTCTTCACTGCGTTTCCTTTCACATCGGTAAGGGATGCCTTGAGCTGGGTGAGCCTGTCGGCGGTGATGGCGTCGCAGGCGGCGAAGCCGTCTTTGATCGCGCATTCGGAGCCAGCGCGGCCCCGATCCACTAGTGCGACGTGATTGCCGCCTGTGATCTTTAATTGGCGGGCATCGCAGATCGTGCCGCACGGCGCTTCAAAACGGCCGAACTCCAACTCAGCGCCATACCCATTCGAAAGCTCGCGCTTGCCGGCGTTGACCGCATCGATTGCCGACTGGTCCGTCAGCAGCAGATCGAATGCGACATATTCACCCTCGCGAACGGCGCCCATGATCGTGCCGCGCGCGTGATCGCGCCAATTGCTGGAATCGACAGGAACAGTGGGGTGATCATTGGTGACCGGCTTACCGATGAAGCTCTGAACCGCCGAACGGTCAAACACCGTCTCGTCATCGCGCAGGACGTTGACGAGAGCCTTGTCGCGCAGACCGTGCTTGTCGCTGGGGTCGACCTCTGGGCCGGTGTAGTGATACACGCCGGTTCTACTTGCCCGCGCGCGAACAGCCAGATAGCCATCCTTGGTGCGCTTGGGCGCGTCTAGCGTGAGGCGATCCGCAAAATACATGCGGACGCGATAACCCACCGCATTTTAGACTTTTACCGCCGCTTAGAACATCGCCAGATTAACAAGCGTCCACTCTTGGCCCTCTGCATCCGGAATTACATCGGCAATGAACTGCTGACGGATGGTGCCGCCAAAGCCGTTCTGTGCGTCGACATGCGACTGCACCGTGAACCCACATTGCCCACCAAACATTTGCGGCGTTATGATGCTGTCGGTTATCGAGGCGAAGTCAGCGGACGATGGGCTGCGCAACTGGTTCTCGACGAGCTGCTTGGCCATCGTGAACGCCATAACGTCGTTCTCGCAGGGCGGGGTGGACGAGCAGGCGGCGAGGGCCAGGGGGAGAAGTGCAGCTAGGCGGGTCAATAAACTGCTTCCTCAAATGTCATGCCTCGCCTCATCCGAGCATGAACCGTTTTGTAGCGGTCGACAATGCCAAGACGACGACAAGCTTCTCTGAGGGCAACTCTAGAACCATCCAAGTCGTCCATTACGTTGTGACGCACGTTCTGCATCTGCTCAGACGGGGTAGCCCACCGGCAATTGCCCGGCTCATAGTTGCCGTTGACATTGATCCGGTCGATGCTGTGGCCGTCAGGACGCGCGCCCATATCCTCATAGAACGCCTCAAAGCTGTCACGCCAACGTTCGCACACGGTGATCCCGCGACCACCATAGTTCGGCCAGTCCTTGTTGTTCGGATTGAAGCAGCGTTCCTTCAATTTGGCCCAGCAACGATGCTCTGCTGTGTAAGACATGCCGTGAGTGATATTCCGAGCAGCAATGTACTGACCCATTTTGCACCCGCAGTGATGCGTTTGCTTTCGCTTGAGCGAGTGAATAGGTATGTCCTTAAGGCACCCACAACAGCACCGGCAAAGCGCCGTGCGTTGTACCCCGCCCGGATGAGGCTGGCCGTCCGACGTCGGGCGGCGATATGGCTCACCCTCGGCTAGAACCGTCCAATCGCCTATTTGCGTTCTTCCGTTGAGTAGCTGAACCAGCGTCTGTCGGGGCTGACGGCGCTCCAGCGAGCCTCCCCGGCTAAGGCGGGCACGATGCATTTCGCAGTATTGCGAGCGCGCGGGCTTGATACAGTCGGGAGCGGCGCATATGCGCGAATTAGCCATGCCGTGTTACCTCACGTTGTGGTTAGGGCCGGGCGCTGTTTCCGCAGCGTTACCGGCCCGTTTTCATAGCACAATTCAATCCAAAACCAAACATGCTTGAGACGTACAACCGCAGAAGGGCTCAAAACCAGGTAGTGTAGATGGCGGCTGCCGAATGGTCTTGCCCTGATATTCCTGCCCGATGCGCGCGGGATTGTCGGTATAAAGATTGCCGTTTCGCGCCACATGTTCTTCGCGCGGGTGGGCTTTCTGACTGTGCCGCCAAAACCAGCAGTCAATCCCCGCCTGCCTGCGCCGCTCCTCGTTCAGGCTGGACGAGATCTTTACAAGTTGATCGCTTGAGACATTCAGCGCCCGGCGCCGCGACATAGCCACGACCTCACGCAGTTCCTTCGCCACCTCACGCGCCGGCTTGCGCTCAGTCAGCCCGCGGAACACGCTGTCTGCAATCCGCTCACGTGTCTGATCCGAAACCGAGCGGACAAGGGACACATTGCGCTCGATCACAGTCTCCACCGTCTCGCGCACATCGTTCGCGCCGATCAAGGTGCCCAAGTCCACAGACGTTGCCGATAGCACAGCGCCTTGCCAGCGACGCCGGTGCCATGCCTCGAACCGCTGGGCCCAACGCTCAACCCGCAGGCGCGCGGTCAGGACCAGCACAACCGCCTGCTGCTCGATCTGGTCGATCTCGAGGCGAAGGTCTGCGGGGCTGTCGGTCTGCATCTGCATCAACGTGCGGGCATAGGTCTGCACCAGCCCTTCAACCGCCTCGGCCCACAGCGCCACAAAGGGGGCATAGGCTGAGCGGTAGAGATCGGTGGCCTGGACTGCAGGCGGATTGATCTGACGCAGGGTGATTGCCGAGCGGCGTGGGTTGCGGGCCCGGCGAGCGAGGGTGGCTAGGTCGAAGCGCACGGCGCTAGGCCGTGATGGATTTGACCGCCCACATGACAGCCTCTTCCATCTTCGTCTTCGCCAAGGCCATCTCTCGGGACTGGCCACATTCGTCGGCATATCCAATGAACGCCGCACCAGCGTCCTTAAACCAGAGCATTGCAGCCTTTTCGCTTTCGTCGAGTACTCGGTACTCGTGACGCACAACGTTGTTGGCGGTGCGATCATCCGACGCGCTATTCACTGTTCGAGACACATCATTTCTCCTTGAGATTGGCCTTCCAGTCCTCGTCGAGTTCTTCGAAGATCTCGGGCCCAAACCGCAATTCGCCGCGATACGGCTCAATCTGGGCTACATCGACTTCGCCGGGGTCATAAGTGATCGTGACGTGCGACTGATATTCGGGAAAGTCATGGCTCGCACCGTTGCGCACCATCTCTTCGTGCCTCCACGACAGTGTCGACGAATTAAACAACAGCACCACCGCGCCACCGTCGAATTGCTCGATCAGCCTGGCACCGCCGGCCGACACCGTGAGCTCGCCGCCGCCGAAGTCCTCGCCCATCTTCATCCAATCGACGTGCGCCTTTGAGTACAGAACAGTGACGTGCATATCCGCTGCGGGAAGCGTGGTCTTGAAGCCTTGACCATTCGCCCAGCGGAGCACCTCAGCAGCGTTGAGCAGCTTTCGGCTCACATAAAGCGTGCGCGGCTTCGCATCATTCGCAGCACGGCGGAGCGGCTCGGCTTCCAATCCTACGCCGCTCGCACCGGCAGATGGCTCGATCACCTCCCTTCCTTCCGCGCCCCCAGAGGGCTGGATGCCGTAGCGTTCATCGTCCGACAGTTTAGACAACGCCGCTTCAAGCTCTGGCAGATAGCCTTCCTCGATCATCAGGCTCTGCAGTCCACGTGCGAATGCCTGATCGGGGATGGCACTCAGATCGCGCAGTGTACTTGCCGCTTCCATCTGCGTCTTGAACCGGGTCGCGACCTTCTCCTGGTCGGGGGTATCGAGCGGCGCGAAGTCATAGGCCACAGAAGACGGCATCGAGCCAATTGCGCTCGGGATCAGGTAACGGTCAAGCCGATCAAGGCACGGCCCAAGGTCAAGCGTCTGGTGCGCGCGGATCTTCTTATTCCAGTCGGCCTGCTGGCTCTCGCCCGACGAATTAAGCCCCTCGGGAGCACGACCAAGCAGGCGGGTCGCTGGGATATCGGAGATTGCTGCGACGAACTCGGCATAGTTGTTGAGCATGTCCTTCGCGCCAGTGAAGCTATACTGCGCATCGGTGATCGTCTCGCCACCCTTGCCTTCGTCATCGCCGGCATCGAACACGATCGCGTTGTGGATGCTCTCGGCCAGCGTGATCATCTGCAGCCGATCGCTGATGACGCTATCCTGGCCGGCTGCGAGCATCTCGTAGAGACCGCGCACGCCTAGGCGCAGCGAACGGGCCTTGTGTAGGATGGCGGCAAAGCTGGCGCGGGCGCTGTCGTTGTCCTGCACCGCATCGAGTACCTGCTGAACCGTACTTTCACCCCAGAACGCGTCTGCTGTCGTCCAGGTCGACGGCATGGCGAGGCTGGCGGTGGTATCGGCGCGAAACGGGATCACGCGGCTCGGGTGAAGGTTGTCTTGCCCGTCCTTCGTCTTCACACGCCACATCGCCGGCTCACCGAAGCCGGGGAGGCGCGCATCGTCCTGCATATCCTCAAACGTCAAGGACCACCGCGAGACCACATTGACGTATGCGAGGCCGTTCTTGCCGGTGATGTCGGGCGCGGGAGTTTCTGGTAAGCCCGGCAGGCCAAGGATCAGCGCACCGCCACCCATGCCCCGCAGCGTCTCGACCTGCTGCACCTTCTGCCGGATGGCGTGGCGCTTCTCCTGTTCGAACACCGCTGCAGCTTGCTCTGCATTGAGGCCAGTCCAATCGCGCCACTCGCGCACCACGTCGAGCGCGGGAATACGGACGATCTTCCGCATGAGACCAGAGGCGGAATAGGCCGCGGCAATTTCAGCCTGGCCCAGCGCTCTTGAGACGTAGTGGTTAGCGGTGCGGGCGTCGCGGTTCGTACCGGTGCCGGTGATCGCGTTCTTCAGGCCGTCGAAGAAGGAAAGGACGTTGCCCATGCTGCCGCTTGTGCGGATTTGGTGGGCTGGGTTTACCGCCGCTTAGATGACGTCCGCCAGACCGGGGCGGTGTTTGCCTAGCATCAACTCGCTTAGCGCCCAGACCAAAGCATCAGCACGATCAGGGCTGTTCTCGCCCACGTATCCGGAAGGCGTCATCGCGCAGCACTGGTCCTCAAGGGCAGCGAAGCCCCCAACATGCGACACCTTACCCTGCTCATAGAACGCCGCGATCGGCTCAGCACGAGCTACCTTGCCGCGGCTTGCCGTCACCATCTTGACTGGCAGCGTGCCGTCAACGGCGCGGATTACCGCTTCCACCATTGCGCCGCCGAAGTTCTTCTCAGCAACGATGCGGTCAGCCTTGTGGATCGAGTAGGCTTCAGCAACCCGCCGGGCCCACCCCTCCGGCGATAGCTGGCAAGAATAGTCGCCTAGCACATAGCCGCGCCCATCATCACCCAGGCCGGCCGCGATTATGCCGATGTCGTCCCCCTCTCCGTCCCCAGAGGTTCCCGATGGATCGACGGCAATCACCACCCGGCGAAGAGGCGGCGGATCCTTCACGCGTGTGGCGTCGAACATTAGCCGCGTCCAAAGCGCACCCGGCACATCGTCGAGCATCTCAGCATCGAGCTCTTGCCTGCCCAGACGCGTGCCAGCGTATCGATCGACAATCGCCTTCATGAAGGTGGGCGCGAGGTTCGCGGCGTTGTCCATGGTGGAGCCGCGCGTGATGACGGTATCGTCGGCCTTCAGGATTTCCTTCAGTACAGGGATCGGGCGCGGGGTGGTGGTGACGACCACCTGCGGATGCTCACCGAGGCGCATCCCGAATTGCAACTGATCCCAGGTGTCGCGGGCATAGCGCCACTTGGCCAGCTCGTCACACAGGGCTGCGTCATGCTGCGGGCCGCGTAGCTGATCAGGCTCCACCGCATTGAACATCGTTGCCATCGCACCGTTGGGCCATGTCAGGCGGCGCTTAGATGGCTCGTAGAGTGGGCGGAAGTCAGGAGGGTGTACGGCGAGAATGCCACTATCGCCTTCAACCAGTACGTCGCGCGCATCAGCCGAGGTCTCAGCCACGATTGCTATTCGGCGATGTCTGCCGGGTGCGAGAGGGGTGGATCCGCACGCGACCTTGCGCACCCATTCAGCGCCGAGACGGGTCTTACCAAAGCCACGGCCGGCAATAGCTGCCCAGGTGCGCCATTGGCCCTCAGGTTCTAGCTGGTTGGGGCGGGCGTGAAATGACCAGCGCCACCGAAGCTCAGCCTTCGTGCTAGTGCTTAGTCCCGCCAGCCACTTCGCCC